GGATATTCCTTTATATCTTCTGATAGATCTTCTTTTGTAAAGTTGATAGAATTCAACCAATCTTTAAGTTCTGTCATCGTATAATTTGAATATCTTGATCTTCTGTCCAGAGTTCGACCTCAGTTCTAAACCTACCCTCTGCCTTCATCTTCTCATACCTCTTACCTGCTTTCTTCTTCCACCATTTAATAATATTCTCAAGATAAAACTTATCCCAATTAGGACCACGTACTAATTTATCTTGCTCACCAAGTAACACTTCACGAACATTTCCATAACCATAATCAGATGTATATGACCTCTTTCTTTGAGTAAGACCAAATGCATTTTTAAGTACCTTATCCAACTCTTCAAGTTTCTCAATCTGACCATGTTCTTTTAAAGAGTTCTTAGTCCATGAAATCATCCTTGTTTGTCTTTTCATTTTTTTAGACGAAACATAACTAGGAGTTACTGGATTGTTATCATTAATAATAGTAAACCTATCATGAAGTTTATGAAATACCCTATCATGAAGCAGAGGAAGGAACTTACTATCAGTTAGACCTCTATACCTTATAAACGGTTTAAGACCGTCATACTGGGACGCAGAGGTCGTAGAACCGTATAATGAAGTAGTCTCAAACCACCCAATATCTTTATCAAATACATCATTCAGTGTCTCTCTTGCAAAGTGAGATACACACATCAATGCAAGAAGTTTCCCGCCCAAACAATTATAACCAAATGGCTGAGAAGGAACAATCGCAAATCCCATCGCCGCATGACGATTAAATATGGAAAGATTTGCTGGTTGACCTAACCACTCATTCCTTGGTTTAGAATTAATAGTTGGAGAACCAAAACGAATAAACCCACAAATCTTCTTACTATTCTTCTCATATATTATCCAACGCAATTCTCTACCAGGAATATTCTTCTCAATAATTGCTGAAGAAGTTGCAGTTAAAAGTTCATGATAATATGCTTGAGGTACAGATTGTTGAAATCTCTCTCCAACAAATCTCACCTCAAAATCCATATCTTCAGGATGAACATCCTCATTAAAGAACTCATCCTTCAAAGAAAATAATGATTTACCTCGTTCAGAAACTGCTGCTTCTTTAGTGAAACGAATATAATCCTCAATAGTTTCAAATCGTCCGAAGTAATCAATAAATTCGTTAGCAGCCCATAAGGCATCTACTTCACTTATTATCATAATGTAGGTAATTTAATATTCTTAGTTAAACCAAGTCTCTCTAATACTACTATAATATACCAAGTCAAGTCAAATTGTCCTTGAAGACCATGCTTTGCTGATTGAGGAAAAGCATGATGATTATTATGCCACCCTTCACCAAAAGCAATCCACCCCATCAATCTATTATTACGTGCTAGATGAGGATGATCAAATGGTTTTGTACCCCACGTATGACAAACAGAATTGATACACCAAGTTAAATGATATACCACCATAATTCTAACTGGGATACCCCATAATACATAAGTCCATCCACCAAGACTATACAAAATAAATGCAAGAGGTATTTGTAATGCTAAGAAGTTATTATCTAACCATCTGTAGTAGGGATCTTTTCTTAAGTCTGCTGCATATCTTTTAACTCTCTTCTCACCAGGTACTCTAACTAACATCCATCCCATATGAGCCCAAAAGAATCCTCTATTAATATTATGAGGATCCATTCCTTTATCAGACCACTTATGATGTTGTCTATGTAATCCAACCCATTCTATTGGTCCGTACTCTGCACTCAATGCACCACAAGTAGCAAACACTCTCTCTAACCACTTTGGTACTTCAAATGCTTTATGAGATAATAACCGATGATATCCTAATGTAAGTCCTAAACATCCAGTTACCCATCCCAAAAATATCATCAAAAAGAATGCATCCCAAGTAGCAAACTGCAATGCATACAATGACAGTAAATGAATTACCGTAAAGAATATGATTGTAGGCCACTCAAGATGTTTCATCGTATTACCATAGGATCTTTAAGACTATGTTCATAATTCCATATATCAGGAATCATCATAGGATGTCTTCTTGAACCACCAAAATCTAATTGTATAGGAGCCTCTAATACTTTATCAAGACTATCTGACATCCTGCGGAAACCACTTCCAACCAAAACCTGACCAGCACATACTGCTACGGTACATGTTCCCCAGAAGATATAATACCATCTGGATTTAACTTGATGTCTTTGCTTTTCTGATTTCTTACTCATAACTTGAATTTCCTCATAGAGATCACGATTAGTTACTGTGTTTTTCATTTGAATTCACATTCTACCATGATTTCAGTCAATGCTGCAAGTAAATTTATTTCCTGATCTGCTACGAATGCAATTTGGTATTGATACTTAGCAATAATAAGAACAGCAGCAGGGATGGTAGAAGGTACCAAGGCATCATAAAGAGCATCGTAAATGCGGCGCAGAAGTACACTAGAATCATTGTCCAAATTACTGACGACCCATTTACGTACTTCAGGAAAGTTCTTCTCTTTGAGGTTCTTAACAAGGTCATTAACTTTAACATCACTAAAATGCGCGAGAATACCACTATCTATCTTTCCACCAACAGAATATCTCTGACACTCATTTAAGATTCTTCTCCAATCTGGGAAGTGTTTGCTTATGAGTTCTACAAGGACTTTCTTCTCACTTTCAATCCGTTCTTCGTCCAAGATGGTATTAAGTCTTTTGAAGAACTCGGCTTGGATTTTAGGTTTCTCCTTACCCTTGATGCTGAATTCGACCACAGCACACCGCGAATGGAGGGGTTCGATAATTTTATTCTTGTAATTGCATGTGAAGATGAATCTGCAGTTTCCTGAGAATTCTTCAATACTCGCCCTAAGAAGGAGTTGTACATCGGAAGTGGTGTTGTCTGCTTCGTCGATGATGATAACTTTGTGTCTTGCATCTGAGGAGAGCGAGACTGTTGACGCAAAGTTCTTTGCACTGTTTCTAACTGTGTCAAGGAACCTTCCTTCGTCGGATCCGTTGATGACATAATAGTCTACCCCTAATTGATTGCAGAGTGCTTTTGCTACCGTAGTCTTACCAACCCCAGGAGGGCCAGAAAGTAACATATTTGGTATCTCGCCTCTATTTAGGAAATCGCTAAAGGTTTTCTTTATATTCTCTGGGAGAATACAATCATCAATAGTCTTAGGTCGATACTTCTCAACCCAGATAAAGTCACTCATAAGTTTCTTAACCTAACATAATAAGGTGCGAGAGAGTGAGTATTAAAGTTGGGATCAGGCATAATACCCCTCTCTAAATTCAATTCTTGTAAGAGCCCCCAAGTCTTACGTTCTTCATCCCATTGTAATATATTAACATACTCGTGTCCATCCTCCAACAATTGAACTGCTTGATCTTGAGCAAGTGTCCAATCATCAAATTCCTTACCTCCTACTTTATAGTTCATCCCCCAAACGTAGAGTCTGGTTCTAATGCTATAAAGTACTTAAGATCATAATCCTTACAAGTAAACCTTGATAGATTTTTTTGAGAACAGACAACATCATAAGTCCCAGGAAGAATTTTAATATTCTCTACCTTAAAATTAAATGAGAACTCAGCATCAGTTTCTCCAACTACAACTGAATAATCATTAGAACTATCATTCTTCTTATCTTTTACTAAAATCTTAACTACACCAGCTTCACCAACAACAACTAAATCAGGCAACTGATAAATTGCTGCTGCTTTAAGAAGTTTATCTAACTGGGATGTATTGAGTTCAAATGTTACATCTTCACTAGGAAGAGTAATCTCTTTTTCTGGTGGAGTAACAATTACATTAGGATCTGCAAAGAAATATTTTGTACGTGCTTTTCCTTCTCTAATAACAACATAACCATGATTAGTAAAATCTAAATCAGGATGTTGATGTAAACCGAGACCATTAAGGAACTGGTTGAGATCATAGATACCAAAATCAGTAGGAAGATCTTCATCAATTGTTGCTTCTGCTAGAATATTCTTCATTACAGATATAGTCCGTAATGACTTACCCTTCTTAAATAAAATTGACTGATTGATAGAACTAAAATTCTTCAATAATGTAAGGGTCTTGTCAGAAAGTTTCATAGGGTCTCTCAGTTTCATAATTAAGGCATGTTGTGGTCAATATTACCACTGGTCATTGATGGCTTACCGTAATGATCATCAAAATGTAATAGTAGCATAGCATAATGAATCACTTTCAGCAAGTCTTTCTTCTCCTTTCCTTCCTTACTACCATACCGACTACCATACTTTATAATATTTGCCTGACAGAATCCAGAAGCAATGTCCCTGGCTGCCATTAAATCAAGGGTCTGGACATTACGATACTCATGAGTAGTCCCAGTATAGTGACCTCTATAAGTACCCGAAACATAGGACTCGATATCTTTAAGAATTTCATCCTCATGGTATTTAAAATAATGTGCTGTCATATCCTCCGATTGTTGAACCTCGTTATTTAGACCAAAATGGTGTGCAGCTTGATCATCATTATCAGATAAATCAATATCTTGTGCTAAGTCAGGTCTCTTATAATATTCAACAGACCCAACTGTTGGATAAGGATCATCTGCTAGAAGATCATAACTACTTTTTCCCACTTTAAAATCGGGATCAGGATCATCCACATATTTGGATTTTATTGGATAAGTTTCATCCATAGTTCCGTTCATCTCCTCCCATAATAAACTCCATGCATTAACCATAACCAAATAAGAATTCGTTGACTAATCTTTCTGACCTTTGTTTACCAAATTTACCAGAAAGATATCCACCCACTGGATCCAACTTTTTCATATACTTATCAAAGTCACTATAAACCGATGTATCAACACCAGTGGGACTCTTACAGTATACCATGTCTGTATAAGCTGTCAAGTATTTCTCAAACATTGGTAGGTGATCATCAACCTCAGAAGCAGTACAATATGCAATGTAAATATTCTCCGAGAAGTGGTTACCAGGTTCAAAGAATCTATAATCCCCTTTACCTTTTGGTAAACCCTCAACACCAAATAGAAGATGTTCTGTAGGGTGTTGGAAATCAAATACTATAATGACTTTCTTATCAAAGAAACCCATAAGATCCATACCAAAGCAGGGAAGATTTTCCCCTGTCTTTGGATAGATTATATTATTATAGATGTTTGACTTCTCACTGAAGATATCTACAGCACGAGACTTAAGCCAGTACTCGTGACCAAATGTTTCTGCTATCAGTGTAGTATCTTTACCCTTCCAATATCCCCACCTGTTGGTACGATAATGATTAGGGAAATACTTATATAGAAGAGACTTATAATTCGTCCACAGATTCTCCACTTTCACCCCCAAAGTTGAAATCGACATCGACCTTATCATAGAGTTCAAGGAATGCTTGCTTAGTCTCGTCATCAAAACGATTAATACATACCTGAATTGCTTTGGACTTATCCCTAAAGATAGCATAAGCACGAATAATATGTACTAAACGACGGGTACTAATAATCTCCTCAATCCCTCCATCATAGAAAGTCTTGCGAATAATATCTGCCCAGTCTACTAATCTCTTACAGAACTCAGTCTCAGTAACATTTAAAGATACTGCAACTCTTCCTAAGATCTTAGACTCTATTGAAGGAGCTGGATAATCTTGCTCAAAGGTTACAGGGAATCTTTCAAGGAATGCTTCATTTAATACATTAGTACCAATGAACCTACCATCTTCGGATCCTTTACCCTTTGTGTTAGCAGTAGCAACCACAGTAAATCCTGGCATTGGTTTTACCCATCTACCAATCTTCTTAAGGAATACACCCTTACCTTCTAGGATAGATTGTAAGCAAAGTATCTTATTAGATGCTAAATCAATCTCATCTAGAAGGAGGACAGCTCCCCTTTCCAGTGCTTCGATAACTGGTCCATTATGCCATACAGTGTTACCATCAATAAGACGGAACCCACCAATAAGATCGTCCTCGTCTGTTTCGATTGTGATGTTGACACGAATCAGTTCTCGTTTGAGTTGAGCACAGGCTTGTTCAACTCCAAAGGTTTTTCCATTCCCAGAAAGACCCGTGATAAACGTAGGATAGAACAAATTGGTTTTGAGAATGGTCTTAATATCGCTAAAAGGACCAAAGCGGACGAAGGTATCATCGTTTTCTGGGACTAAGTTTTGTTGTACAGGTGGTGCAACAGCAGGAGCATTAAATGATTTTTCAATATCCTCAACCACTTTTGCTGTTACTTCTAAATTCCATTTACCACGACCAACCTTATATTTTTCTAATTTCTTAGTCACAGTCTGGTATGCAATGTCATTAGCGGCACAGAACCCACGAACATCAGGTGCAGTAAATTCAACCCCATAAGTTCTTTTTAAGCCTTCAATGATCTGTTCTTCTGTCATTTTAATAGCAAAGGGCATGATCTGTTTGTTTCAATACACATAGTATAGGACAAAATAGGGAGTTTTAAACCCCCAGTGGACAGTTTAAGAATTGTATTTTTTAATGCTCTTCTCCCACTCTTGTAGACTGCTTTGACAATCAGGAGGTTCAGGGTCTTTATAACCCTTAATCCTTTTCCAATCATTGTACATTGCTCCAAGAATCCATGACTGAGAAAGAGATTTTGGTCCTTTCTCTAAGAGTTCACACTGCATAGTCTTAAGTCGATGTCCTACAAGATCTAAGTACTCAGACCTCCAATTAGAATCATCATAATTTCTCTTCATATCAATAACCACCATAGGGGTCATTTTCAGGAGTAAATTCTTCCTCAGATTTTTGTGGTCTAACTTTCTCAGAACCTCCACCAAAAGTGCAGGATATATCTGAATCACAATTTTCTGATCCACCTAAAGAAAAAGGATTATACCTTGCCGTAGCAATTTCATACATCTTTTGATGCATGGTCTTCTCCTTCTCTATTTCATCACTCTCATCTGGATTTTCAGCAAACCAATTAGCCACCTCCTCTTCAGGACGTGGATTAGATTCTGCTTCCAGTTCTGCTCTACGCTCTGGAGGTGCATACTTATTATCATGTGGTGGTTCGTATTCTGAAGGTGCAGTGTCTTCCCAACTAGGAGAATCCTTAGCAACAGGCATACTATCTAAAGGATTAAACCACTCATCAGGATCAATACCCAAATCATTCTTCATGATTCTTTCCTCTTCTTCCAGTCTGCATACATCCTACCAAAAACCATGCCCTCATGTGACTTTAATTCATCACCATCAAGAATTTCCTTTTCACGTTTAGAAAGTTTAACTCCTTCCATAGTAGGATATTCTTTCTCCCAATTAGGGATGTCATTAATCCATTCTTTAATCATAATTAAGCTACCAATGAAATAAATTCACCAAGTACTTTTTTATTTAGTTTCTTGGTCTTAAGAGATTTAACAAAAGCAGATTTTATTTTTGCTTTTGTTGCACCCTCGTCCACATCAAACTCAGCATCCTGAGCAAGGGTGGAAGAGGACATTATAAAGTATGCATGATAACCCCCATTCTTAATAGTAAAACTCCTATTCCTCTTCCAATCCTTTTCTATTTTACGATACTCATCAGAATATTCTGAATAATACATTCTAGCCATTCTCAATGCTTCTTTATTAGGAATTACACGAATACCAATAAAGTTCACTGAAGGAAACTTATCTTTAAGATTCTCTAACAGAGTTCCAGTAAATTCATGATACCCATAACCAAATTTATAAGTTTTTCCTACTTGCCGATCTCTCAGAAAAGCTCTATTAGGATGTATATTACGAACTCCTAAGAACGTCTCATCTTCACCATCTCTCCATCGACGGGTTACTATCTTATGGTAAGGAAGATAATTAGCCTCACCATCTGTCAATACAACACACTGTACCTTTTCTACTTTATTCTCTCTCTGAAACTTTGGAAGGATTTGATGAAGTGCAACCAAGGATTCATTTAAAGGAGTTCCTGAAAGAACTAATTTTTCAGGGTAAGTATAATAAACACTATACTTATTACCAAAACAATGAGCAAGTCTCCACATATTTTTCATTTGATGTTCTAATGTCTTACCATTTACTTTACTTGTTAAGAGATTCATTAAAGCAAAATCATTTTCAACTTTCATCATTCCTTCTTTAACTTCATAATGTTCTACTGACTCCGTGGTATAATCCTTACGATACCACTCATTAGTAAAAGCATATACATCAAATGGTATATTAACCTTA